TTCATCAAGCGATGTGCCTATTGCAACTTCGTAATACTCTGTTGGTGTCGCACCATTAGCAATAAAATCAACTTTTAATTCAAAATCACCTGTTGGATAATATATAGGAAATGAATCAACAGTTATAGTATAACTATATCCAACTACATCAATAATTGGCTGTGCGCTAAAATCTATTATTATTTTTTTTGCCATTATCCTAAACCTAAAGTTCCCCCTAAACGTTTATTTGAGTTTAAGGTATTATTTAAAACTCCTATTAACTTTTGACCTGCAATTTCAAAGACTACCGTTCCACCGCCACCGCCACCACTAAAACCACTTGAAGAAAAACTTTGATTGTTTGCACCTGCTCCCGATGAATTTGAAGCACTACCACTACTGCCCACTGAGCTTCCAATAGATGCTGATTTACTACTAAAGAATGAACCTAAAGCAATTAATGCAACACCTGCTGCAATAGCAACATAAGGGTTTAAAGATTTTAAAGCTGCTTTTATTGCTATTAAACCAATTCCTATTTCTATTGCCATTTGCCCCATATTTGTTAAAATACTACCTAAAGAACTTAACAAAGTAGCGCCAACAGACTTTAAAACATTGCCTCCAGTTGCCAAAGCAATACCTATTGCAGATCCTAATTGGCTAAATGTATTTGCTATACTATTTGTAATTAATTCATTTGCAGCATTATTAAATTCAAGTAAGGCCTCCATCATTAAAATAGTACCTGCATTAATTTCATTTGGAATTTGAACTAAAGATGATTTTATTATACCAGGTAATTCTTTTATCTTATTTCCAAATGCATCAACTTGACCATTAAAAGTTTCTATTCCTTTAACATCAAATAAAGGAGCGGGAATAATATTATTTCCTATTCCTGTTACTTGTTGAGTGTTAAATGTTTTTACCGGTTTTTCAACTTCTTGTTTTAACCTAATACTTGCAGCTACATTTTCATTTATTCTTGAAGTCCATTTAGCTTGTGCTTGAGCATTTTTTTCTAATTCAATAGCATTTTCAGAAAGTTGAACATCTAAATCCTTTATTGCTTTTGTATTTCTAATTGCAGCATTTATTACAAAATCTTGATTTTTACCAGTCGCAGCTAAAGCCGCAGCATTTTTAGCAGCTGAAGATTGTTCTAATTTTGCTCTTTCAGCTAATAGCTGTAATTTCTTTTCTTCTAATTTAAATTCTTCCTGTGATAATTTAACTAATTCGCCTGTATATGCTTGTGCTTTGGCTTTAGCTATTAAAGCATCTGTAACTCCTTGTACTGCTGTAGCTACATTGCCATTTAATATTTGTTCTTTTGTTAAATTTCCAAAATATCCAGGATATTGTTTTTGTAATTCTTGAACTGCAATTAATCTATCATTCATTGATAAATTAACATTTTTAGCAGTTGCAACTAAAGAATTCATGTTTGATATTTCAGCAGATGAATTTTTTACAGCTTCCTCATTTGCCTTATTTAATGCAGCACTAAACTCATCAAAGTTTCCTGTAATTTTATCAATTACATCGCCAACTGTTAAACCACTTTGAGCCAACAAAGTCAATCCTGTTGTAAGAAGTGAAACACCTAATAAGATTCCACCTGTACCCATAATTGAAGAACCTAAAGCTTTTAACGCTCCGCCTGTGCTTCCTGTTTGTTGTTTAAGGTAAGAGAAACTTTCAGCAGTAGCAGTAATGTTGTTTCCAATACCAATAATGCCAAATGGGGCATCTTGTGCTATTCTACTGAACTGCGTTAATGTATTACCCGCATTGGCAACCTTTGGAGCTGCGGATGCAAAAGTTTGCCCTGTATCTTTTACAGTACTTTTAAGGCTATTTAAACTTGCCTTTGCATCTTTTATCTGCGAATTGATTTCAGTAGTATCTAAACCAACTTTTAACCTATCAAGTTTTACCTTTGACAGTTCTTTTATATCAAACTCAACTTCTTTGATTTTCTTTTCAAAGTCGGTAATGTCTGCTCCAATCTCAACTGTTAATTTACCTCCTGCCATTATGCTTTTATTTTTTCTTGATACTTTCTAAATTCATTCATAAACCTTTCTTTCATCTCATCCGTTACACCAGACCTAACTTGCTTTTCATTATTCAAAGGCAAAAACGCTTCTTTGCGTTTAACCATTTTTTTTGGATCTTGATGCGGTGCAATGTAACTTGTCCACATTAACTCCCTTAACTTTTGCCAATCATATAAATCAATCCTTTTATATGCAAAAAGTCGAATTTGAAACTCCGCCCACGTCATATCGTAAACCGCTTCCAAACTCGACATTCTTAATTCACCAATGGCAAAAGAAATTACATCCTCGCTCCAGTTTATTTTTTCGTTACTATTTTTTTTTTGCTTTTATCTTCCGGAACATCCTTTGTTAAGGATTGAGTAAACGCTTGAAAAAACGATGTAACCACTTCGCTATCCATTCCAACTTCATCAATCCACTCTGCTACATCAAAAGCATCAAAGTCTGGAAATTCATTTCTACGTTTAAATCCAAAAGCACAACTATAAAACATAATTAAGGGAATCCATTTAAAAGGATTCTCTGCTAATTTAGCATCAATCTCATTCATTGCTATGTTTTCGCTTTCGAGTAAGTTTCCTAAAAAACCTAATCCGAAATGAAATACACGCTCTTTTTCTCCAATAGTTAAGGTTATTTGTTTCATTAAGCGTTAGGATCTGTTAATACTATCGCACCATCACCATCTAAAGTAAGTGAGAAAGTTGTAACCTCATCACCACTTCCAAAAGTTGCACTTAAATCAGTAATGTAAGCATCACCATAGTATTTAACAGATGTAGCATCATCAACGTTTGTATCAAGTTTCCACGTTACTAACGTTTTGTCTTGTTGCAATAAAAACAAAGCATCATGTGAAGCTTTCGCATCATCACCTCCAGCAGTAGTGGTATCGATATATTCACCCTCTGCTTCTACTGAATAACTAAATGTTCCTGGCGTTTTTTTAACTACACCTGGAAAGCATTTAGTTGTGCTTTCAATCATTGCTAATGTTGTGTTTAATCCATTTGAAGTAAGACAAGCAACAGGCTTATAGGCTGCTGTGTCCCAAATGTAAAGTATTCCTTTTTCGCCTCTTATTGACATATTTTCTATTTTTTATAAATTAATGATTTCAAATTCAAAGATAATAATTTTATTTATATTTATTCTAAATAATTATAAAATTTATTCTAATGTTAAAATAACTCGGATAAAGTTACGATAAACTGTTTGTGTTGCTGTACTACTGTCTAAATTACTTGGGAACTCATATCTCCGGTTAACAACTGTAAATCCATCAATAGTAACGTTTTCAATTAATGATAATATATTGTTTTCCATGTCATCGTTAACCAATCTACTACCTACATTCCCTGCGCCATTATAAATCTTTACAATATCCAAAAGAGTATAAGAAACCCATTGATAATTGCATTTAGTGGCTTTGTCAATCTCTTTATCTTGTGTTGAAATAATAACATATTCAGTTTGATTATCATTGCCGGTTACTTGCATATCATAACAATCATAATCGCCTATTATGGAATCGTATAAAGCTTTCCTAACGTATTTATTTGGATTTACCATATTTGTCTAATACTTTTTTTAACTTCTCTAAATATTCTGTTCTACCTTGCAATAAGGCCGGATATAAATAAGGTCTTGGCCTTAAATTAACTTGCTTTATTCCTTTACCTATAAATTTAATTGCCTGATCTTTTAACTCGTTAGGAACTTCCACTAAACCACCTGTTCCAAATTCAACAAATGGAGCATAAGGAGCAATAACTCCACCAGCTTCAACCTTCCAATTTAAAGGATTATCTTTAACCGCTTGTATGGATTGACCTAATTTACCAAAGTTTGCCGGAGCGTAATTTTTAGCATTCTTTTCAATATTACGAGCAACTAATTCAGTAACTCCTTCAATATCTTTTTCAGCTTCTTTTCCGTACTTTCGTATATTAGCCAAAACACTATTTAAGCCTTTTATTTCCATTAAGTTCTTTGAGTGGCTTGTATTTGAATGTCAATATTATCCAAGTCAATATTTAAAACGCTATCAATATTATAAATGACATTATTATACTTTATAAAATTGTCTTTTATAGAAATGTTTAAATTTGGATTATTACGAATGGTAAAAACTACCTGAACAAAATTATCGTTCTGTCCGTTCTCGTTTGTTCTTGAAGCATTGTTTGTAGTTACGTTTGCCCAAAGAGTATAATCTAAAGCAGTTGTTACGGTATTTCCACCGAAGCCATCGGAAACAGTTGTTGTGATCCACATTTCAATAATTCTATCGTATTTTCTTGAAATCATTATAAAAATCGTCTGTTAACATCAATATTAGATAAGACAAAGTCAGGAACGCTATTCATTGCGTTTTTAGTTTCTGAATTATAAAACCAAAAGTTGATAAGCTGTAAAGCACTATCGATTAATTCCGAAGGAATATCCTCAACAGAAGTATATCCAGTTGTTAAAGTAACCATATTATTAACCGTTGGAACAATAGCATATAAAGGCCTGTATTCTATTTCTAATTCGGTTTCAGTATTGTCAATAGGATAATCGTAAACTCTAACTTGTTGCACTAAAGCGCAATCTTTAAAATAAACTTTATCACGTGTTTTGAATATGTGATTTGTACGTTTCTCAATAAATGAAAGTGCAGAGTTTATCATGCCGGTTATTTCATCATCGGTAACGGTTTGCCCATCATCGATTTTAAGATATAACTTCGCTTGTTCTAAAGAAATAACATCGGTATAATTAGTCATTATTTTTTGCTTTTAGTTTCTTTTACTTCTTTAACTTCTTTAACTTCCTCTAAATAACCATCAGTAAGCATTCCTAAAGCTTGTTCTTTAGTCAACTCAATAGTTTGTCCTTTTTTATAGTTTTGTTTATTGGAATGAGTGTAAAATGGTTTTAATACTTTAAATATCATGTGGAGTTTATTAGTATAATTATTTATCATAAAAAAAGCCACCACAATCAAGCAGTGGCTTTAGTTTAAAAATATTAATGATTATGCAGTAGCAGTGAAATCACCGTAAACAATTGCCAATGGTTGTTCAACAGCCAAAGCAACTTGAGCCTCAATACGGGCAGTGATGTTGTTGTTCACAAAGTTTGTTCCTTCTGTTTCAGAAAACTCTAAAGATAAACCTTCAGTAGTTACTTTGTTAACTCTTGTCCAATCACCAACATAGTATTTGTTAGCAGCTAACCAAGTAGCTTTAAATACTTGAACTCCTGCAACTCTTAAAACTCCACCTTCGTAAGTAACGGCAGACTCTAAATCCATTTTTGCAGTTTTCAAGATATCTAAATAATCAGTTGGTCTGATAACGATACCATTTACAGTGTAGTTAGCATCTTCTAATTTACCAATCTCATTGATAAGCATTTCAGATTTAGAACTTCCTGTTATGATTTCAGTTGAAGCTGTAGCATCATCAGCTAATATTGTGTTGAATGCAGCGTTTTCAGCTTTCAAGTAATCTCTTCTCAACAAGTCAGGAATAGCTGAAGTGATGTAAGAAAGATTGTTACGCATTTTTTTAGAGTAACGAGCAAAACCTGCAATGAAGTTTGTTGAAACATCAACAGCAGTAAAGTCGTAATCTCTTTGGTTTTTAGCAGCTCCTTCTGAATTTGCTCCGATTGATCCTTCTCCTGCACCTTCTACTGTATAAGTATAAGTTCCACCATTGATATTAATGTTACCTGTTAAGTC